AAAGAATATTGCCAGCGATAGACTGGACATTTGTGTAGAAGCTTGACATTAACCTGTAATAATTTGTTGTTGACCTGGAAGGATGATACCGGCACCAAAAATTTGATTGTAGTTCTTTGTAAAATCTTCAGCGGGCACATAAGAGTATACTACGTTCTTCTTACTGATGGCAAGCGTAGAACCAGGTTTCTGTTCGGAGTGTAATGGAAATGGTGCAAACCCTACATTCGGTTGACCATCTTTGCCACGTACAACTGCAATACCCACAGGATTACATAGTACAAATTCGGTTTCAGAGTCCGATTCAATTTCGGCAAGTACTTCTTCATTGGTGATTAGTTTTAGAGCAAGTATTTTCATAATACCTTTCATAAGTTAATTGATTGAACCACATAAATAATTATATAGTTTGAGTTGAATGAACATTATATCATTTTTTCATTATGTTGTCAACAGAAAAAAATGGTAGAAAATGGATCCGTTCACACTCTTTGCCTTGGCCAACGGTGCAGTTGCCGCTGTCAAAAAAGGTTGTCAGTTATACAAAGATATCAAAGGTGCCGCTGGGGATGTGAAAGCAGTCCTCAAGGATTTAGACGACCAGTTCCACAAGGCACATCCACCAGGCAAACCAGCATCTACTGCCGCAAAGAAACAATTAGTGGAAGAAAAAGCCCGTGTCGTTGAATTGAATAAAAAAAGTGAAGATACTATTAATATCTATGCAGATATTGGTGATTACCTTGGCCAATACTATGATAATTATTTTAAATGTATAGCTGTACTTGAAGAAGAAGAAAAACGTAGTAAAACTGAAGTTTATACCGGCGGCGATAGTTTAGCTAAACGTGCCTTGAAACGTGTTTTAATGAAAAAACAATTAGAACAAATGGGTACCGAACTGCGTGAATTAATGATATATCAAAGTCCACCAGAACTTGGTGCATTGTTTACTGAAGTTGAAACAATGACCAAAGAAATGGGTAAAGAACAAAAGATTCTTATTGCTAAACAAATGCAAGAAGAAGATGCCAAAGCAAAACGAAAAGCTCAGAGAATTGAAAAATATAAATTTGAATTTGGACTGATTATAGCAGGTTTGATTCTGTGTATATTTTTAGGTATATTCTGGTATTGGTTGTATCAAGATAGACAAGATAGATGGGGTGATAGAACTTACCGAGATGAATTAGAAAGACAAAAAAGATATGAGACCGACAAGATTAAAAAGGCTATTGATTATTTGGATCAACAGAACCTTGAAAAAAATAAGGAATTAATAACACCAAAATGAAAAAAGAAAAATACACATTATTGGAATGGGTATTTGATGTAGTTGGATTAGTGAAGTTCTTTTTATATTATTTGGCGTTTGGATTGATTGCTGCTTTTATGGTACTATCATTTGTGTGGTGGTATACTAAAAGATGAAACCATCAACTAAAAAAATGTTGGTGACGGTTGCAACAGCAGCCACTGTTCTTGCCCCTTTGATTCCTAAAACAGTTAATTTTAATATAACTATGGAAGCAAAGCAAGAAAAACCTTACACAGTACTTACAACACAATGTAGGTTAAATGAAAGTTTTTTGGATAATAAAGGCCATCAAGTATGCACGTATAAGTGTGATGATGGAGATAACCGTATCGTTCATAAAGTTATGTACGGTAATGGATTAGTTTGTCGTGAAACAATACAAGAACAAGTTAAAAATACTAAAAAATAAATTGGTAGCGGGAGATGGATTCGCACCACCGACATCCGGATTATGAGCCCGGCACTCTACTCCTGAGTTATCCCGCAATACTTTTTTGTCGCCTTTTATTTTCTTCCAAAATTCTATCAAATTCTTCTTGTTCAGCCTTATCATCTTCCAATTCTTTAGGAGAAGGCTTTCTAAAAATTTTGTCGTAGTTACTTGCAAATGTTTCCTGTGAAACACTAAAAGGTCTTGGACTTGAACCTTTGCCACCATCAGACATTTTATTCTCCGTAGATGAATACTACATGGTCAATAGTGATAACATAATAATCACCTGACTTTACTGCGGCATTCCAATTTACTAGAACAACATCACCAACTTCTACTTCATCTACCTTAGGACCAATAGAAACAACTTTTGCTTTATCTGGTTCATTTGAACTTTTCAAAATAATTCCAGATTCTGTTTGTTTAGAACCTTCAACACGTTCAATAACAATTCTATTTCCCAATGGCTTAATATTCATAATGACCTCAAAAAAATGGAGCGGTTGTCTGCTATGCTCAGATAATATAAAGGGGGTACCTCAATATCGTACTATTACAAACCGCATATAATGGAGCGGGATATCAGAATCGAACTGATGACCGAAGATTGGAAATCTGCTGTTTTACCATTAAACTAATCCCGCATAAATTTGTTGTAGTTACTTGGAGCGGGTAGAGAGAATCGAACTCTCAACTAAACCTTGGCAAGGTCTTGTGTTACCACTAGCACCATACCCGCATCATGTGTGTATTATATATGCTTCTTTTAAAGAAGTCAAGCATTATTTTTTGGTACGAGTAACCGGAGTCGAACCGGTACGCCGAAGCGGCAAATTTTAAGTCTGCTGGGTCTACCAATTCCCCCATACTCGCATCTTGGTCCGGCGTGCAGGAATCGAACCCACATTAAAAGGGTAGAAGCCTTCTGTATTATCCATTATACTAACGCCAGAAATTTGGTGCCCCAGAGGAGAGTCGAACTCCTAAAATTTGGCTTCTAAGACCAACACGTATACCAATTCCGTCACCGGGGCAAATAAATACTTATATGACAATACCTTACTCACAACAATCTACAGTTGATATTTTATATCGTTTATTCTCCAATGAGGAGTATAAAACACGTTCTTCTTATTGTCAACCAGCCGAGTTTGTTTTATCTGATATTCCTAAAATAAATCCACCTAAAAAAGATGAATTTGTTTTAACAACATATGGTGCTCCCACTAAGAATCGAACTTAGGATACATCCTTACCATGGATGTGGTATGCCATTTACCTATAAGAGCATTACATTTTAAAATTTCTAAAGAACTTTTTTATTTCATTATAATTTTTAACATATGTATTGTTATTCAATAAACGAAGAATATCATGTATGTTTGCTTTTTTACCAATAGACTGCATTTCCATTTCTATTTGTTTTTTGGGAACTAACATGTATTGTGCAATGGGTGTTCCTGCTTTGACGAGAGTTTTTCCATTCATCACATGCCACAATAGTTGAATGGTCATTTGAGCTGGACCTTGGTCTCTATCAAAAAATCCAGAAAGTGTAGTAAAACGATTGTCATCCAAATGAGCAACTGGCATTTCCATCAAATAATAACCTTCAGGAACAACACAAGTCCATCCACTGTCAATTTTAATTACGGATTTTAATGTTTCTTTTTTCCAATTATTCATATAATCAACATATTGATTACTTGGATGATTACTAATATAATCATTTCCATTCATTGATTTTTGATTTATTGGTGAGGTCCAATAAAGACTTACACCATCACCATTTGTTTCAATCGTAAAATCTTGCCATGTTCTTAGAATCCAGCCATGTCTTTGTATTCCAAAGATACCAGGACAACGAACAGTATGAAGCATTTTTTCAGTACCGTAATTAGGTTGTTTCCTAATATTTTGATATTGTTCTAATGCTTTTTGATGCCATGCATGTTTATACTCCTTAGCAGGAATAATAGGCATAATTTCTTCTAAGCCTGGAATTGTAGTTTCAAATACAATTTTTTCTTTTTTAAAACTAAACATAACAAGAACTTTCATAAATGATTATATATGGTGCTGCCTAGAGGAATCGAACCTCTTTCACTGGTTCTTCAAACCAGCGCTATGACCACATCAGCTAAAGCAGCAATTGGTACCTTGTGACGGGATCGAACCGCCGACTTTCCACTTGTAAGGAGGACACTCTACCGCTGAGTTAACAAGGCATGGGGAGAAATACCAGGATCGAACTGGTGATAACGGAATCACAACCCGTGGTTTTACCACTAAACTAATTTCTCCATATTAAACGGCTTCTTGTTCTGCCAGAATTCTTTTCAATCTGTCAGCACAGAAACTTGCAGCAGGTGCATCTGGTTTAACCATTGGTGTCATGTTACAGGTACCTTTGATATAACCAATCGCTTGCTGTACAACACAAGAACTTCCGAATTCATCTGATTTGTT